TTCGTCTTGCCAAGCAAGCGGTCGATTCCCTCAGAGAAACTCTTGAAGCAGAAGAGGGTTGACAAGACCCTCCCCCCTTGCTATGATAATCCAGTCAATACGACACAATCCAACCAATCCAACTAATACGGAGAATACAAATGTCTTTCGAATCCCTGAAGTCCAAAGGTTCCCTGCTCAGCAAGTTGACCGCAGAACTGAACAAAACTGAAGGTAAATCAGGTTATATCGACGATCGCATCTGGAAACCTGCCATGGGCAAAGATAACGTCGGTAGTGCTGTAATTCGCTTCCTCCCTGTGGCAGAGGGCAATGAACTGCCATGGGCAAAGGTCTGGTCCCATGCCTTCCAGGGTCCTGGTGGTTGGTACATTGAGAACTCTCTCACCACCATTGGACAGCAAGATCCTATTGCAGAACTGAATCGTCAACTCTGGAATAGTGGACTTGATAGCGATAAAGAAGTTGCTCGTAAGCAGAAGCGTAAACTGTCTTACTATGCAAACATCTATGTTCTCAAGGATCCTGCCAATCCTCAGAACGAAGGCAAGGTTATGCTTTACAAGTTTGGCAAGAAGATCTTTGATAAGATCAACGAAGCAATGCAACCTGAGTTTGGTGATCAAGAATCAATTGATCCATTTGACTTCTGGCAAGGTGCTGATTTCAACCTGCGTATCAAGAAGGTTGCTGGTTTCTGGAACTACGATTCTTCTTCCTTTGCTCGTCCCTCTGTCCTTGGTGGATTTGGTGATGCTGAACTGAAGCAGATCTATGATCAACTCCACGACCTTCGTGAGTTCACCGACGCAAAGAGTTTCAAAACGTATGCTGAACTTCAGGCACGACTCAATGCTGTGCTGAGTGGTCGTCCTGTTGCTGCTGAAGTTCGTGATGAAGAGATGGACTTCGGTGCTCCTACTCCTCGCTATGAAGCACCTCCTGTGCCTCAAGAGTTGAAGCAAGAGTTGACTGCTGTTGCTGCCAACGCTAGTGACGACACCTACAGTTACTTCGACTCTCTCGCCAACGAAGAGTTCTGATAGAGAAGGGGGTCCTGAAAAGGATCCCTTTTTTTTGTCCCAAAACGAAAATCACTTTTTAGTTACAAAAAAGTCGGGAAAAAAATCCCGCCAAAAATTTGGTCAAAAGGGTCGATCATAAATAATCCAGTAATGGTGGGCATTTTTATGTTATCGACGCAGTATCGCCTCCGTCTGGAGTTTATTTGTTCTAGAATTGTAAATGGAGAAGAGGTTCAACTTGAGGACATGATTTGGGCAGACAAGTTAGCAAAGGCGAATGGGTCTGCTAGAGAAATGCTCACAAGGGCAAGACGCATTGCGGCAAATCCAGCAGAAGAAGGTTCTCTGGACGATTTCATGAACAAAATGGGTCTAGGAGACCCAGACCCATCAAACCACAAAAGCAAATTTGAAAGTGCAGATGAAATTGTAGAGTGGTTCAAACAAGACAAACCTGATGATTGGAGACAACGTGATTAATTATTTGACAGTTTTAAAGATTCTGTGACGAATTCAGTGCTAGGGGTAAATTTCATCTCTTTCTCAAAGATGTTTAAAAAGTCCTCTAGCAATTCTGGTTTCAAAATGTAGATTTGCTTTTTTTCGTCATTTCTGCGGGTTTCGTACAAATAGTTGGTTACCCCAATCCTGGATTCTGCTGCAGTTCTTTGATTTCCAAGTGGATCGATGAATCTGAAGGATTCTCCAACTTCAATACCACCATTTAAAATGGTTCTTCCTTTAAATAACTGTTCTACGGTTTCGTAATGGTGGATAGCGTCAGGATCTACGTATTTTTTATTGATGTACTCATTTAGAGAAAGTGTATTCCTTGGCCAATCCTCGTACAAGTTTCTGATATTGTTTATCAGCATAATGACCCAATCATAACCAGGATCTCCATAATAATCAAAAGAAATGGTATCTGGTCGCTCCTCATCAGAGACAAAATAGTCGTTAAAAACGGTTGATCCCGCTAAAACGTCATCGACAACCTTAATTCGACCAAAAATGTTTTTGATACGAATATAAGTTCCATCATATGGATTTTTGTCGTATTTTAAGTAAAGAATGTCTGGGATTCTGTTAAAGTATGACATTTGTTTTAGAATGCAGGACCGTAATAACCATCAGATTCACGTTGGGACTGTTCAGATCTAGCACTGAACGAGATGCCGTCCATATCTTGAGTGTCTTCAAAATCTTCAATATCTTCTCTTACGAGGTTGGTGAGTTCTGTGAATGAAAGTGAAAGTGTCACTGCGGTTACAAAACTACCAGGAGTCAATGAAATTACATTATTGGGAGTGTAATTTACATTCATTGATTTTAGGGCACAATATCTAGTATTTGGCAAGAATGATGCCAAATCTGGAGTTTCTGAACCTGCCTTGATCTGCCCACCACTTTTTGTAGAAAGTGAACTCTTGTATCCACTTGGGATAATTCTGAAAATATAAGGATATCCTAAGAATATAGTATTATTCTTCTTATTTGACTTAGAACTTGGGTGCATTGCAATTTTGAAGAATTTGATGATCTTCTTAATCTCTACTTCTTCCTCTGCATCTCTTGCTACCAGAATATACCTAAATTCAAAGTTTCTGGTTTCCATCTTATCAAAGGTTTGCAGTGTGTTATCGTTAAAGGTAACACCAAACGCTGCTCCTAGAAAACTATCAGTGTCAACACCGCTTGTTTTGGGGATTGTTTCTAAAAGACCACCGACTACATCTCCAAGAACCGTTGCTGCTGTAATTCCCCCAACTTTTGCTGCTTGTGTTGCCAAATCTGCCATACTGCTACTTCCAAAGGCAGAACCCAATGCACCAAATTGAACTGATTTCCAGTTAGCACCGTAACTGTATTCTAATGACTGAGGAACATAAAGAGAGACAGAACCTTTTCCAGAGGCATCACCTTCTCCAGTTGATTTGTTGCCGTAATTCGTTTTGATTGTTTCTGTAAAAGTGCTTTGTTCAAAATTATCTAAAGTTGTTCCTGCCAAAGCAGAACCACCTTGGCGAGAGATTGCAGATCGTATATTTCCTTGTCCAATTTGTGGTGCGGCACTATAATCATATGCCACAAACGAAATATAAAATCCCGTTTGAGATATTGTGCTTCTTGGGTATCTGTATCTTGCTTCTGCCATTATCTGCGGTTTCCTGATTGGACTTTGTTTGCACTAACAAATCTATTTTTGCTATCACGAAATTCCTCTATAGGCAAAGCAGCAAATTCTACTAATTCTTTATCTGGAACTTCAAAGAATAAGTTATCTGCTCTCTTTATAATATATCTATGTAGCAATTTCATTGGAATGGTTACCTTGCTATTTAGAAACTTTTTAGCAAGGATCATTCTTTGTTTTTGTGTAGTATAATGGAAATTTGCCCCCATAAACCCATCATCATAAATTGTGGTTATTAAAACTAGAGGATATTTGTCCCAATGTCTTAATTGCACTTTGGTTTTGGGGTCATATTCAAATAGGTAGAATTTACCTACCATCACATCATCCTTTGCATGATCGAAAAGGTAATTGAACGCAATACTTCTTTGTGCCGAGACGGTTTTCGCCCCTTCTTTCTTTATTGCGTCTATGACTGTCATATCTTTAACTCCTTTTCTGTTAGTATTTTAAATTCCCATCTTCTGTCTTTACAGTACTCTCTTGCTGCGTGCCATTTTGCTTCATTAACTGCATATGTGGTAACTTCGGTTATATACCTCTTTGTACGACGGCGTTGTTTTTCGGGAGGTGTTGTTTGCTTAAGCGGTTTGATCTCGATAATAAATTTCTGAGTCCCCCCAGTTTTAGTTCTTGCTCTGACATAGAAATCTGGGAAGTAGCGATGGACCCGATTATCAAGAGGAGAGATATAAGGGATAATGATCTCTTCACTTCCCCACTCAAGAACATTTTCGTTGTTATCGCACCAAACCATAAATTTTCTTTCCCACAAGGAACGGTATATAACATTTGTTGGATCCCCCTTATACTTTTTTGGATAAGATGGTCTGTATTTACCACAGTACGCCATAAATATTGTCGCTAAATATAAATATACTCTTCCAACTCTATTTAGATGAAGATTAACGATGTTATGACGAATATAGTTGGTCCTTATGGACTTTCTGCGTCTAACCGATACCAAATATCATTTAACTTTAGTGCAAATGCTGCACTTTCAGTGTATCTTGGGGTGGAAGGTGTTATTAATCCAGAGACGTATGAGAGAAATGATCTCACGTCTAATGGTGCTAAACTGAGTTATCTTGCGGATGAAGTTAATATCCCAGGATTTAGTATCAGCACTGGAGATTTTGAAGGGCACATGCCTGGAAT